GCATAATCTTGGTCACCACGTCTTCTGCATGTTGTCCCGCCTGTGCTTTAGCGTTGTTCCTGATGTATGGTCTATTGCTCACTTTCCCTTTCGGTACTACGTGAACTTTAGTCGTGTACGAAGTTCGGTAATCACCCGACTCATTCGAACTTTGAGCTTCCATTCTTCCTTTCTTCAGTAGAGTATACGCGAAGTAGAGAAGAGAAGATGCACCCAATACACCTGTTAGTAAAAGGAAAGCCTTCCTATTACCAGGAGCTACAATTTTCTCTCGCATCGAAGTAATTTTCGATCTAACGAACGTTTTAAAGTCCGAAAGCTCAGAATACCACTCCGGTTCGATGCCCAAAAGTAGAACAGCATGGTCGAAACGATCTAAGATTATCAAATCGTTTAAACCGATTACGGCTTCTCGTAATTCTATATGTGTTGCATTGATTAAATCCGTAGAGATGTTAAATTCTCCCCGCAACCAATAATAGAGAATGCGTTCTGCGCGTGTTTGTTGATACGTTTCCTAGGGTTCCAATTGTTGTTCGTGTTCTTCCTCATCCCCGGCTTGTGCTTCGGTGCTAAGTGTTACTTCCTCTGAAACAGAGCTTCCACTACTAGAAGGTGTTTCATTTGAAGGTCCCACTTCAGGCGAGATCCGCAATGGTAATAAGGTAAATTCCGTCACCTTCATCCGCTCATAATGTTCAGGGAACATAGGCAAATAAACTTTAGTGTAGAAATCACCGTACAGCATGGGTTCACCAATAGCCGTTTCGTTTTCGGGGTCCATACGCTGGAAACGTAAATGATCGAGAGCGTAGGTGGAAAGGTCGCTTTGACTGAATTTGCGACCTGAGACATGTTTGACTTCAACATGCAAGGTTCGGCGGCGTCGATACGCCACTTGCGATCTAATCGTTTGCATGCGGGGGTAGCCAACATTGTCGGTGGTGATGATGAGGGGGGAGACCATCTTACTACCTTTGTCATCTAAAGATGCCATCGGTATAGAGGCCTGGACAGGAGTCACGATTTGGAAAAATTCCTTTAATGCGATGTTGTCAGCGCTGTCGATAAACTGGGAGAAGTCGTCAAAGACGACTG